TAATCCTGCTATAAAGTATGGTGGAAATTGATCTTCTTCTTGTCTAAATGTATAATCCATTATAACAGTAGCTGTACTATCTAAATTACAATAAACTTTATCTCCATACTTTTCATATTTAACTAAATTATCATTAACTGTTACAGCATGTATCATAATACAATCTGCTGGTACTTGATAACCAGCATCCCATCTACCATGTGGTGTATCTGATAATCTGCTAAGTTGAGCTTGTTGTGTTGAAAATCTCCATCTTGTTTGAGTAAGTAAAGATCTTAATGTATCTTCATATAATTGATCAGCAACATCTGATTCTGTTGTACCATCATCAAACGAACTTATAGTGTTTGCTCCAATCATAGTTAATGCTCTGGAACATATATCAAATTTTGTTGTCGATTCGTTTGTATTTGCAGCAACCATATTTTTCTCTTAAGTTTGCCAGTTTCTGTTTCCAAGTACTGGCGAACTCAGAATCTTAATTCATTAATGTTAATCCACTATTAAGCTTCTATTACAGTAGTAACTGTACTGGATGACGCAGCCGAAACTATTACTGTATCTACTACAACATTTGAACCACCAGAACTAATCAAAATGATATCTCCAGCAGTCAGTTGTTCGTAGTCAGCTAAGAAATAGTCCGTGCCAACAATCGTTCCAATAGCATCTCCATCATTATAATACCAGAGAGAGTTACTTTCACCCATTTGGGATACTTTCTTAATTGGATTACTTGTTGCATAAGCCATTTAAAATAAACTCCTATTCATCACACTCTACTACTCTAAGACCATCTTGGTCAATGATTTGTGTACCCATTGACATAGATGATGTTACTAAGTGTGCGACTTTTTCTGGTACATAATTGATCTCGGTGCTTACATCGTGTCCAATACCTAAGCCAGTAGAGCTTGAGTGCCAAGCTACAGAATCTCTTTCTGAGCTATTTTTAGTTAAACCACTATGGGTAAACCATAGATAACCTAACCATCTTTTGGCAACCATGCCACCTGGGAGTGGAAGTTGGTCGTAACCAACATAATCAGCACGACTAAATTCATCTATATCGATTAATTCAGTCCATGCTTTTGGAGCAACAACCCAATATCTCTGACCATCGTCAGGAACATCAGCGTTACCCATTCTTTCCCATTCAGCAAAAGCTTTAGCTTTAGTCATACCACCAGAAGTAGTTATAGTTGTACCAGTTGCCCATTCAGTTGTAAGAAGTAAGTCAGTTTTTCTACCTAATGCATAGGCAGCATTTTGTGCGACTACATTTCTTTCATCTATATTGGTTTTTAACAGATCTAACTTATCTATATACTCAGATGCATAGTAATCAGCAATCGTTGCATCTACATAACTATGTGTTAAATCCATCGCTACAACTTCAGCATGTCTAGCTTTAGTACTAGCACTACCTTTAGCGACTTTTTGGAAACGAACAGTATTACCTACTACATTGTTTATCACACGAACTGTGTTTTTTAACTTTGAACCCATCCTTTGAAATGCAAGATGAACTTCAGCTTCAAATTGTGTAATAAAAGCTTGTGTTATCGTAGCAGCCATTATATATACCTCGTTTGGTTAATAAAAAATAATAATAAAGGTTTCTCGCCAATATTTTTATCTCTTATCCAGGATGGGGAGAATATTGAATATCTTTGGACCCACCCTAATGTAGATCAAATACACTATATTATGCAACGCACAAATTAATATGTGGGATATTTTCTTTTTTTTTTCTTTTTAGCCAAGCTTTCCTGCACTTCCCCCATCTGCTGGTTCATTTCCATACTTTTTATTAAACTGCTCAGTTACATAATTAACATAAGCAATATCTCTTTTGTTTGGATCTGAATATCTAGGATCAGCCATTAAAGCTTTTAAGTCCATATCTGATGCAGCAGAACTAACAGCAGCACCTTGAAGATCTCCAATTGATGGAGTGGCTATAGTATGCATTATCTGTTCCATTGTTTGAATACCTTGAGCAGTAGAACATAAATGTTCTACAGCAGCATATCCCTCTTCATCTAAATGCTTTTTTGACCATAATTGAACAGCTTCTATTCTTGCATTAGCATTATCTCCTAAAGCTGACATTTCAACATTTGGATCTGGTAACTCAGCTTTCTGTGCTTCCATATACATATTAACCATAGAATTAACTTCATCCTGGTTCATTTTATTTTCATGTGCTGTTTGTTTAAAATACTGCCAAACTGGAGATTCTTCCATATAATTTTGTTGTTCATCATTATATTCTCCTTCTGGTAGATTTAATTTATAAGCATCTGGACTTTCAGGAACATCAACAAGAGCATTTTCATTATATTCTTTTGCAAGCTCTTTAGATAATTCTTCCTTTCGTTGTCCTAACTTACCTTCTAAGTTACGATAACTTTCAGATAGTTTTTCAACTTCTACTAATCCTTTCTCTGTATTCCAGAATTTATCCATACCTTTTAAATATTCAGGCATTTCTGTAGTTGTGGTTACTGGTTCTTCTTGAGCAGTATAATCAGGTTCTGCTTGTTTCACAGATTCTTGTGGTTGTTCTTGTGGAACTTCCTTTACATCATTTTGTGATTCTGCTTGTTTTGATGATTCGCTTGTTTGGTTTGACGATTCTTGATCGGGCATCTGTACCTCCTTGGTTATGTGATGTTATCCTTCTTGATAAAATTGCGACTATATAACGCATACCTTCTAAATGACGAAGGTGTTCATTAGTAATATTAGGACCACTAACTGCGTCTACAGATATTGATCTTAAATAGTTTATTACAGCTTGTCCATTTGGACCTGCAAAAACTGATGCTACTAATTCATTTAATTTATTTTCTTCTTCAGGTGATCTAGCATATCCATCTATACTAATCCCTCCTTGTTTTTTTTCTTCTTGTAAATCTTTCCAAGCCATTATTGAGTTCCTCCTTCAGGTAATTGTTGTTGTGCTAATTGTTGCATTTGTTCTAAAATTGCTTTCTGTTCTTCTTTATCACGAATTAAATCTCCTGGCAAGCCCATTTTTCTACCAATATATTCTGCTACTACATCTGTTTTAATAAACATATTTAATGATTGTGGTCCAAATTTACTACCTATTAATTCTAAGAATCTATCTATAATCATAACATCCTGGTTATTTTGTGCTTGAGCTAAAGGAGATACTGGTTTAATTTGTATTTCTTTATTACCAATAGATGGTAAATTAATTCTTCCTTGTTTTCTTAAAATATATATAACTCTTTTTAATACAGGTATAACAAATTCTGCTTGTAATCTACCAAAAGCAGCACCAATTTGTCTTGAAAGATCTGCCATTCTTTCTGTAATTTCTGTAGCAGTTGCTGGAGTTCTATTTGGATCTCCTAGTTGTTCATTGTATAATGCTTTTTTAATATTTAATCTCATGTCTTGTAAGATAATTTGAGCAACATCAAATTTACCTGGTGGCTCAATAGGTGTTAATCCAGTAGATCCAGGTGCTCTTGGAATAATAGAACCAGGTACTAACTGTAGTGTATCTGGATTAATTACTCCATCATCATCTACCTGATACATACCTGATATTGCCATTTGAGCATTTTCTAATACTAACTCAACTGTTAAATTACAAGTCTTAATTGCTGGAAGAGCATTAAGTAATGGACCTCTTCCATATACTTCTCCTGCTGCTTTAGACCATCTAAATACTATCCAAGGGTTTGCTCCTTCTCCTTTAAATTCTGTTTCTAAAATTAAATGTTTTCTTTCTTTTAAAATGACACAATATTTCCATTTTAATTCATTTATCTTTGCCCAATCTCTTTTAACTACTTCTATAACTTCACATCTTTTTTGTGAATTTTTTCCCATCTGTTGCATTACAATATCTGGAAAATCTCCTTGAGGATAAGCATTATATAAATCTTCTACTTTAATCCATCTTGTTCTAAAGACAGCATCTATATCATCATTTGGTCCAGTATCTAAAACTATATGAGATAATGGTACTGCTCTGAATCTTATTGGATTATTTGCATCACCTTCTTCAACTAATAATGATCCAGTACCTACTGCTAGATCCATAAATGATTCGTGTACTTCTTGATTAAAGTTTGAGTTTTGTAATATTTCAAATATATATTCTGTGATTGCATCTAAAGAGGAATCTACTCTTAATCGTTCTTGTTCTGGAATTTCTGTTCCACTTCTTAAATCTGCCCATCTGGCAAAAGTTGGAACCATACCTGATTGTAATCTTGATGCAAATTCTTGAACTCCAACAACTGCTGTTTCGTCAAATATTTTATCTGTTTTTCTTTTAGCTACTGATTCAGTATACATCGATTCTCTCATTGGCATAGAATATTCATATGCTTCTTCGAAATAACCATTCCAATAATCTTTTCTTCTTTTAGCTGCTTCAAATCTTTTTAAGATATCACCAACATAAGAAACAGAAGGTGCAATACCTTCATCTGATACAGTTTGAATTACCATAAATTAACCTAATGTGCCACCAGATCCACCAGTTGTGTCAAATAATGATCTTCTATATCCAGCAAAAGATCCTTGTTGTCCACCCATTAATGATCTGCGACCATATAGTCCTGCTAGTTGTCCTTTTTTTCTTTCTTCCTCTTTATCCTTTATAGCAGCAAGTTCTGTATCTCTTGTTGCTTCAGCATCAATCTGTGCCTGAGTTCTTTGTGGCACAGGTGGTGGTGGTGGAGGTTTCGGAGGAGAAAATATACTTTTTACTACACTACCCATAATCTAGTTAGTTAAACCTCTTTTGCATCTTTTTTCAACGCACAATATAGTTGATAAGGAGTTATCACAAAATAGTTTTTATATCCAATTAAACTTTTAATAACTGATACACAATACATTGGAATCCATGACCAATTATTAAACA